CCTCGACGAATTTGCATTCGTTCCAAACCATGTTGCAGACTCGTTCTTTGCATCTGTTTATCCTACTATTACTTCTGGTAAAAACACAAAAGTAATTATTGTATCCACTCCACACGGTATGAACCACTTCTACCGTATGTGGCACGATGCGGAAAATGGAAGTAATGAGTATATCCCAACAGATGTACATTGGTCAGAAGTTCCTGGTAGGGATGAAAAATGGAAATCAACTACTATAGCAAACACTTCAGAAGCACAATTTAAAGTTGAGTTTGAATGTGAGTTTTTAGGATCTGTTAATACATTGATTGCTCCAAGTAAATTAAGAACCTTTGTCTATAATAATCCTATTCAAACAAATGCTGGATTAGATGTATATCAACCACCAGAAGAGAATCATGATTATGTAATGACAGTTGATGTTGCAAGAGGAGTTGGAGAAGATTATTCTGCCTTTGTAGTTGTTGATATCACTGAGTTTCCTCATAAAATTGTTTCTAAGTACAGAAATAATGATATAAAACCAATGCTATTTCCAAATGTCATTTATGAAATAGCAAAAAATTATAATAGTGCATTCATATTGTGCGAAGTAAATGATATTGGGGATCAAGTTGCAAGTATTCTTCAATATGATTTAGAATATCAAAACCTTCTTATGTGCTCTATGAGAGGTAGAGCAGGGCAGATTGTTGGTCAAGGATTCTCAGGTAAGAAAACCCAATTGGGCGTTAAGATGTCCAAGACTGTAAAAAAAGTTGGATCACTTAATCTCAAGACTCTTATTGAAGAGGATAAACTCATCTTCAATGATTATGAAATTATTTCCGAATTAACAACCTTTATCTCAAAGCACAATTCTTTTGAAGCAGAAGAAGGTTGTAATGATGACCTTGCTATGTGCCTCGTCATTTATGCTTGGTTGGTCCAGATGGACTATTTTAAAGAACTGACTGATCAGGATGTTAGGAAAAGGTTATATGAAGAACAAAAAAATCAAATTGAACAAGACATGGCACCATTTGGATTTTTAAATGATGGATTAGGTGAAGATAGTTTTGTTGATGCTCAAGGTGATCGTTGGTCTAATGCTTCGGTTGGTGAATATGGTGACATGTCTTATATGTGGGACTATCGTTAATGGATTTAGATGGTCAAATAAAACTTGGACATCTTTTATTACAAGATAGAAAATGTAGAGTGTGTGGTGAAATAAAAAATTTAATTGAAGATTTTTATCGAACTAGAAAAGATAGAGGTCCAGTAGCATCATCATATTCATATGAATGTAAAGAGTGTACTGTAAAAAGAATAATCGAAACAAAAAAGAAAAAAGGTCCATTTATTGATTGGAATTACCCTGATTGGTAATTCACGTCATGTTTCCCCTATGAAAAGTCTGGTTTTAATAAATATTTTTAAACTGAGATCACGGAGAAACAAAACATGGCGACTCCTCAATTATCTCCTGGCGTATTAGTCAGGGAGGTTGACCTAACAGTAGGAAGAGCTGATAATGTCTTAGACAACATTGGTGCAATTGCTGGACCCTTTAAAATTGGACCAATTGACGACCCAATTGATATTTCTACAGAACAGGATCTTATCAACGTATTTGGTAAGCCTCTATCAACTGACTCACAGTATGAATACTGGATGAGTGCTTCATCTTACCTTTCTTATGGAGGAGTCCTCAAGGTTGTAAGAACGGATGATGCCAACCTCAACAATGCTAATGCGGGTGTTGGAATTGGTTCAACAACTTCACTGAAGATTACCAACTACGATGATTACGTTGGTTTCCATACTTCAGACACTAGCTTTACATATGCTGCTAAGAACCCTGGAACCTGGGCAAACGGACTGAAGATTTGCACAATCGACGACTTTGCTGATCAAACAGTTGGTATTGCAACAACTGGTCTTGCTGATGCTGGTGCAACTATCGGATTCGGTGTAACAGCATCACTCGATAATGCAGTTATTCCTGGAGCTGGATCTACTACAGGATTCACTGGATTCTTAAAAGGTATTATTGTTGGACTTACTACCGATGTTACTGGCAATGCCAGCACGATAGACGTTAAGGTTGTTTCTCGCGTTGAAACCGTTGGTGGTGGATCAACTGAAACTGCAGTTACTTATCAAGAAGCTTCTACTACAAGAGCATTTGGAACATCTAAAGTTCTTCACTTTGTCACCAATGCTGGAGTTAATAGCACAGGAAGTCTGAGTGCAACTTATACTCCAACAAGTGCAGTTGATTGGTATGATCAGCAAACTCTGGGTCTGACAAATGCAACAACTTTCTGGAAGTCTGTTGCACCAAGACCAGTATCTAATATCTATGCAATCGATAGAAGTGGTAAAAATGATGGACTTCATGTTGTTGTAGTTGATGATCAAGGATCTATCACAGGCATTAAAGGAAATATTCTTGAGAAGCATGTGAATCTGTCTAAGGCAGGAGATGCGATCTCTAATGTAAATGCACCTCAGAGAATTTTCTACAAAGATTATCTTGCAGATTTCTCAGATAACATTTATGCTGGTTATAATCCTTCCCAGCAACATGATGCAGAATTTGGTACTACTCCAAGAGCAACTGGATTCTCTACAGATTTTGTTCAAGTTACTACCGCAGACGGACTTTGGGGACAATCTGCTCAAGATGTTACATTCGCCGGTATCGGTGCTGTAACATATACCTTCGGTGGTGGAGTTGATTACTCTGCAACTGGTGGAATGAAGGCAGAACTTTCTAACTTGATCACTTCATACGGACTCTTCTCTAACAAAGATGAAATTGAAGTTGATTATCTGATCATGGGTCCTGGTTGTGCAACTGAAGCAGAATCACAAGCAAAAGCAAACTATCTGATCTCCATTGCTGAAGACAGAAAGGATTGCATGGCAACGGTTGGTCCTCACAGAGGAAATTTAGTTAATATTACTAATACCAACACTCAAACAGACAATTTAATCAAATACTTTAGTTCACTTTCATCTTCGTCATATGCAACATTTGATAGTGGATATAAGTACCAATACGATAGATTTAATAACGAATTCCGTTATATCCCAACAAATGCTGATATTGCTGGTCTTATGACTCGCACGTCAATTGTTGCATATCCTTGGTTCTCACCTGCTGGACAGCAACGTGGTGTTATTAACAATGCCGTTAAACTGGCATATAATCCCAACAAAGCACAAAGAGATCGTCTCTATCCTGCAAGAATTAACTCCTTTATCACCACACCTGGTATTGGAACACTCCTCTTTGGTGATAAGACCGCACTTGGATATGCTTCCGCATTCGATAGAATCAACGTTCGTCGTTTATTCCTTACTATCGAACAAGCACTGGAAAGAGCAGCACAAGCTCAACTCTTTGAACTCAACGATGAGTTAACCAGAGCAAACTTTAGAAATATCGTTGAACCTTATCTGCGTGATATTCAAGCAAAGAGAGGACTTTTTGGATTCATGGTTGTTTGTGATAGCACAAACAATACTCCTGATATCATCGATAACAATGAGTTTAGAGCAGACATCTTCCTGAAGCCTGCTAAGTCAATTAACTATGTAACACTTACTTTTGTTGCTACCCGTACTGGTGTTAGTTTCGAAGAAGTAGTTGGCAGAGTTTGATAGCATTATCTAAATAACAAAAGGAGGATTAAAAAATGCCACACTCTATCGAGAAAATCAAATCAACTCTGATTGGCGGCGGTGCCCGCCCCAATCTATTCCAGGTAGATTTAACATCTTTCCCTGGATCTGGCGACAATGGTTACGATTCAGATACTTTCTCTGTTCTCTGTAAGGCAGCACAACTGCCTGCATCAAACGTAGCATCGATTGATGTCCCATTTAGAGGCAGAATTTTTAAGGTTGCTGGAGACAGAACCTTTGATACTTGGACTGTTACAGTCATTAATGATAATGACTTCACCATCCGTACCGCAATGGAAGGTTGGATGCAGCAAATTGCACAGTATGCTGATGGGTCAGGTCTTCTTAACCCAGCAGATTATCAAGTTGATGCTATTGTTAAGCAATTCAAGAGATCTCCATCTAATACTGGTGATGTAAGAGGTGAAGGTCTTGAGACTGCTAAAAAGTATAAGTTCTATGGTCTTTTTCCAACGAACATTTCTGCTATTGACGTGTCATATGACACAGCTGATACTATCGAAGAATTCACTGTAGAATTCCAAGTCCAGTATTGGTCCCCAGATGGCAGTGCTGATTGATCTATAAATAGATCAGATTAAAGTTAACTTGTAATAATGGCATCCAAATTATTTGGGTTCTCTATTGAGGACACAGAACCACTATCTCCTAGTGCAGTCAGTCCCGTTCCTCCCAACAATGAGGACGGGAATGACCACTAT